ACGAAACTTTCCCGACTTCACAGTCGGGATTTTTTATGCTCATTTATAGCTAAAATGTTTGAATTTGTTTGAATTACTGGAGGTCGGCTGAGCCTGAGGCAGGATGCTGTCTGAAGGCAAAGTTGTGCCGACATTGGATGAAAGGAGGCTGATGACGTTGTGGCGAAGGACGGCACAAACAGAGGCGGTGCAAGACTAGGTGCAGGACGACCCCGAAAGGCTCTTGCAGAGAAACTTGCCGAAGGAAAAACAGCGGAGGTTATGATGCAGCCTGCGGATATTGAGTCGGTGGATACGCCGCCTGTGAGAGAATTTATGCAGGAGTTACAGCGTGACGGTACCAAGCTGCTCGCTGATGAGGTGTACACCGAAACCTACCAATGGCTGAAGGAACGCTCCTGCGAGAAAATCGTCAGCCGACAGCTGGTGGAGCAGTATGCCATGAGCATTTCCCGTTGGATACACTGCGAGCAGATTGTCACCAAGTACGGCTACATCTCAAAGCACCCCACGACCAATGCGGCGATTGCGTCACCATACGTTGCGATGTCGCAGAACTACATGAAACAGGCAAATCAAATCTGGAATCAGATTTTTCAGATTGTAAGAGAAAATTGCAGTGTGGAGTTCCAAGGAAATCCGCAGGATGACATGATGGAGAAACTGCTCCGCAGTAAGCGATAAGGATGCCCCGAACCGAGGCAGAATTCTGCTTGAGGTGAGTGGGTATGTCCGACACAGGATTTAAGGAGGACCCAATGAAATCAAACATAGATGTAACTTTCTGGCGTCAACTGAAAGCAAGCAGACCTATGCTCACAAAGCAGCAATACAGAACAATCAAAGGACAGGCAGTTAAGGGCAATGTCATGGCGGCAAGAAAAGGTTTGCAGAGAATTCAGCAAAGGAGGCAGCACCGATGAAAACAACCACAGACTTTCAGCTTGTTGATATTCACAAGCTCATTCCATATGTGAATAACGCCCGAACTCACAGCAAGGAGCAGATCACAAAACTGCGTTCCTCGCTCCGTGAGTTCGGGTTTATCAATCCTGTCATCATTGACAAGGATTTCAATATCATTGCAGGTCACGGCCGTGTGATGGCTGCAAAAGAAGAAGGCTGCTCCGAAGTGCCATGTGTATTTGTGGAGCATCTGACAGAGACGCAGAAGAAGGCATACATCCTCGCTGACAACCGTATGGCGTTGGACGCAGGCTGGGACGAGGAAATGCTCGCCGTTGAAATGGAAGAACTCCAGAATCTCGGCTTTGACCTCGGGCTGACAGGTTTTGATGAAAAGGAACTTGCTGACCTCTTTGATACAAACGGCAGTGATGATGTCAAGGATGATGATTTTGACCTGACTGCCGCACTGGAAAAAGCGGCATTTGTACAGCGTGGAGATGTGTGGACGGTCGGCAGACACAGGCTCGTGTGCGGTGACGCTACTTCTCCCGAAGATGTATCTGTTCTCATGGGCGATACAAAGGCAAATCTTATTCTGACGGACCCGCCGTACAATGTCGCATTCAAGTCGGGCAGCGGACTCACCATTCAGAACGACAGTATGAAGAATGATGATTTCTACAACTTCCTGCTGTCTGCTTTCAAGTGCATGGCGGCACACCTTGAAAAAGGCGGTGCGGCGTATGTGTTCCATGCAGATACAGAGGGACTGAACTTTCGCCGTGCTTTCGTGGATGCAGGATTTCATCTTGCAGGATGTTGCATCTGGGTGAAGGACAGCCTTGTCCTTGGTCGCTCCGACTACCAGTGGCAGCATGAACCTGTGCTGTACGGCTTCATGCAGAACGGCAAGCACAAGTGGTATTCCGACCGCAAACAGACAACTATCTGGAACTTTGATAAGCCGAAACGCAATGCAAACCACCCGACTTCAAAGCCGTTGGATTTGCTGGCTTACCCCATCGGCAACTCCACGCAGGAGAACGCCGTAGTCATCGACACCTTCGGCGGCAGCGGTTCAACCCTTATGGCTTGTGAACAAATGAACCGAATCTGCTATATGATGGAACTGGATGAAAAGTACGCATCTGTCATTCTCCGTCGTTATGTGGAGGATACAGGCAATGCGGAGGGTGTATTTGTGATTCGTAATGGTCAGAGAATTCCGTACTCCGAACTTGTAAAGGAAGTGGAAATGCCTGATGAATAAAACACTTACACTTGGAAGTTTATTTGACGGCAGCGGAACATTCCCTATGGCAGGCATTCTGTCCGGTATCACCCCAGTATGGGCATCAGAAATTGAGACGTTCCCCATCGCCGTCACTCGAAAACGACTGCCGTTTATGAAACACTACGGTGATATTTCAAAGCTGCATGGTGCGGAACTGCCGCCTGTGGATATTATCACATTCGGAAGTCCCTGTACTGACCTGTCCGTTGCTGGCAAGCGTGCTGGAATTCAGGCAGAGCGTTCGGGACTGTTTTTTCAGGCTATCAGAGTTATCAAAGAAATGAGGTGTAAGACCAATGGCGAATACCCGAAATACATCGTGTGGGAAAATGTCCCAGGGGCATTCTCCTCCGGAGGTGGCGAGGACTTCCGCTGTGTCCTCGAAGAAATCTGCAAAATTGCGGATGAGTCCACTGTTATTCCTAAACCTGCGAAGTGGCACAATGCAGGAGAAATCCTGGCAGGTCATTATTCTGTCGCCTACCGATTGTTCGATGCGCAATACTGGGGAGTTCCCCAGAGAAGAAAACGCATCTACCTTGTCGCAGATTTTACAGGTGAATGTGCCGGAAAAATACTCTTTGAGTCCGAGGGCGTGTCAGGGTATTCTGCGAAGGGCTTCCGTGCGTGGCAAAGAGCTACCGGAGGTGCTGCGGATTGCATTAGAAAAGCAAGCAGCGAAATCTGTCTGAACGACCAGGGCGGCAACCGTATGGATGTGACCGAGGATATGACCTGCACACTTCGTGCCGAGGCACATCATCCGCCGTGTGTGTTGTCGGCAGGATTCTGCACGGAGCATTCCGCTAAAGCTCGTGGCATCGGCTATGAGGAGGAAAAATCACCAACTCTCCGTGCAGGGGTTGTGCCGGCGGCGATTGCAATTGATAATCATCCGGCAGACAGCCGTGTGAGCATTTCCTCTGATGGCAACGTACAGACACTTACATCACGCTGCGGAACTGGAGGCGGCAATGTGCCGATGCTACTGGAATATCCGAAAGCCTATGGCATCAGTGCATTTGAATCCAATGCGATGAAATCTGACAATCCGCACAGCGGTGTATATGAAGCAGAGACTTCCAGAACACTTGACTGCGGCGGCGGTTCTCCTGCCTGCAATCAAGGTGGTATGGCAATCGTGGAAAGCTACGCTCTGCAAGGCTCTATGATCGGCAGAGCAGATAAAAACGGTCCACAGGGTGACGGAGTTAATGAGAATGTTTCCTTTACCCTCAATACCTGCGACAAACACGCCGTAGTTTATGCTATCGACAGAGAGTCGTACAACTGCGGACAGAATTTTGCACGAAATATGGGCATCTCCGAAAACGGTGTATCTTCAACGCTTAATGCACAGGGACCGTCTGCTGTAGCAACCCCTGTGTACACATCAAGCAAGGCATCATTTTTCACAAACGCACAGGCAGATACGGCAAATACACTTGTTGCTACTGATTACAAAGACCCGCCCCTCATCAATGATGTGGGCTACACGGTGCGACGGCTCACCCCACAGGAGTGTGCATTGCTGCAAGGTATGCCGACATGGTGGTGTGAGGGTATTGGAATTGAGAACCCGACCGAGGAGGATATGGCATTCTGGCGTGATGTTTTTGAAACCCATAGGCTTGCCACTTCTCCCGAAAAGAAGCCGAAAACGGATAAGCAGATTCTGAAATGGCTGAAAAATCCACATTCGGATAGTTCGGAGTATAAGATGTGGGGCAACGGCATCGCACTGCCATGTGCATTTTTCGTGCTGTCTGGTATTGCCCACTACGCAAACAAATAACGAGGAAAACTCCCAAAATCGGGAGTCCCTCGTCATTCCATGATTTCCAGCATCAGCTGTGCACCGTCCCGAAAGCCTGCCGCATACAGTTCCGCATCAGCGATCTCACTGCTTTTCATCTGCAAATCCGTCATCTCCTTGAACACGGTCAGCTGTTCCGGCGTGAGCATTTTCTCAAATGCATCGCACATGGGCAGCCATTTCTGCATCAGGGCGTGGTATTCGGGATTGCTTGGCGTGTGATCAGCTCGGACGATGTTGCCGTGGTAAAACTCCTCGATCATCGGCATCTCTCCTTTCGTCACACATATTACCATACTCTGCGGAAAATAGCCATCACCAGAAGCGACAAAGTTCTGGCGGCGAAATGCAGCACATCACACAAGTGTAATACGCACAAATGTGAGGGCGATTTTTCTACAGTATTTCGGCGAAAAATGACTTGCAATTCTGTGAGAAAGACGGTAATATGTGACTACCGAAAAACAAGGAGGTATTGCATATGACAATCAAATTCAACTGCACAGGTGCAGAACGCAAAAAGCTGGTGCAGGCAATCAGCGAAATCACGGGTGAGAATGCAGAATATCAGTTCATGCCGACCTGTGCTTACAACATCGGAACAATGACAGTCGACAAGGACGGCACACTGCACTGCGAGGACGGCACAAACATTAACGGTCTGCTGCAGGAACTTCACAAGCGTGGGTTCATTGCAGAAACTGAGAAAGCGGATAACCGCCTTACCATCTCCATCCCAAAAGAAAAGCTGGATGAGCAGACCCTCGCCAACCTTGACAGGATTCTCGAAAACAAGGGTACGCTCATCATACACGCCTTGCAGACGGATTCGCTGGAATACACGGTGACGGACACGACAGTGCAGTTTCCTTGGTTCACACTGGAACAGCCGGAGGACGCTGATGCTTACAGCCGATTCCTCACAGCACTCATTGACATGGCGAAGAACCAGAAACGCATCAACAACAAGCCCGACACCAGCGACAATGAGAAGTACGCCTTCCGCTGCTTTCTCCTGCGATTGGGATTCATCGGGACGGAGTTCAAGAGCGTCCGCAAGGTACTGCTCCGGAATCTGGCCGGAAGTTCGGCGTTCAGGAATGGGGGTTCAGTTGATGTTACCGAATAAACAACGGCTCGAAGCCCTTCGCAGGAAATATCCGGCCGGCACAAAAATCATTCTGCACCGTATGAATGACCCCTATCCCGTGCCGCCGGG